CGCCCCGTGCCGGATCGACACCGATCACTATCGGCGCCGTTTCGTCCTTGTAGCGCGGTCGTGAGGCTGCGTCGGCTACGTGTGTGGGCGCAATGAACTGATCGTCGCCGCTTGACGGAAACTCCCCATACACCTCCACCCGCGCTTGGCTGGAGTCCTCGCCGTACTCTTCGATAATCTGCTGGTAGACCTGCTTGTCAGTGTCCTCCACCGTGCGCGCGTCCACCTGCCGGGTCTGCCAGAAGTCGCGCTTGGCGTTGAAACACTCAAAGAAGTACCCCGTATTGCGCCGTGGGTTGCTGAACGCAAACCAATAGCGGTCAAGGATGTTCTCCGTAAAGAAGCCCGCCCCCACTGACCAGATGCCGTCAGGAATACCGCTGGCCTCGTCAAAGATCAGCATCATGCCGTCGTGGTTATGCACACCCGCGTAACTGTCTGGGTTCTCCTCCGACCACAGCTTGCCCTCCGCCGCCCAGTAGCGCGTGCCTTTCTTAAGGTCGCGCTCCACCAAATCACATATCCACTTGGCGGGCTGGAGTTTGGTCGCGCTGATCTCCCACCAGTGCGCGTTGATGATCATCGTAGACCACTTGGTCAGCTCGCCCCATGTCACCGACCGAAGCTGAGCCTCGGAGTTGGCGCTGACGATAACGCTTGACCCAATCCGGGTAGACAGCATCCACAAGATAAGCCATGAGACAAGAGCCGACTTGCCGATACCGCGCCCGGACGCCACCGCCGAACGCAGCGTGTCCATGTCGATCTGGCCTTTGTTCTTCTGAATGTGCGCCTTGAGGTTTCTCAACACCTGGCGCTGCCACATGCGCGGGCCTTTGTACTTCTCCAGCGGTGTGTTCTCCTGCCCCCACGGGAAGGCAAACAACGCAAACGCCTCGGGATCGTCCTTGACCTGCGGCGACCATAGCCGGGTCATCAACAACTGTTCATCATCTGGACTGTAAATGGGCTTCTGCATTGGTTGGAATACTGAGTTGGGTTGGCGGGGCTTCAATCACTTCAGTTACTTGGCCTTCGATGGTGCGCTGTTCCGCCGCGCGCAGGGCGTCGATGACGCTGATGCGCTGATCTACCTCGACAGAAATGGACTGCTTGGCTACCCAGCCGTGAGCGTGCTGCAAGATGGCCAGCGCGGCCTTGGCGTCGCCCGCCCGAGCGGCGTCGAGCAAAAGCTGGCTGCTTTCCATCTCGCTGTCTGCGCGGCCCTTCTGTTCGGCTATTTGGGCTATATGGTCAAACTCTTTCAGTCGCTTGTACTCCACAGGTAGTAAACCTGCTGCTAATGCTAATGAATCATTCTTTAACCCTAAGTATGCAGCAGCGTATATACGCTCTAACGTCGCCTCGGTGGCGCGCACTTCTCGAACTGTGAGAGGAAGACTCTTGAATGTCATTGGGCATAGCCTAAAAGACCTAGACGCGGTTGAGTGTAGCAAAAAAAATAAAAAATTTGTGCGATACCTCCGGCCCAGAGCCAGCTCGCCGTCGGCCCTAGCCGGGGGCTTGTTGCAGCGCGGCACGAATCAGTTAGCACTCACTAACTATGTGAGCACTCACTAACCAGCTGAGTGAGCACACACTAACTAAGTGAGCACACACTAACATTGTCCTGGTTAGTTAGTGCCTACTAACATTGTCTAGGCGAGCATGGGCAATCTGGGCAATCGTAAAACGATAGGCAATCTAGGCAATCGCGGAAAGCGTGCAGCTTGATGGCGTGCGCCGTTTTGCTGGCGCTGGCTGGCGATAGGCAATCTAGGCAATGTTGTCATGAAAAAAAAGTCGCTGGCGGGCGACGATCACAGCGTGGACTCAGCGCGCCACTGTAGCTACTGTACGGTTATACAGTATATATTCATTTTTTCAACTAAGAAGAATACATGACAATATTACCCAGACTAACAGAATTCCCTTATTAATCAGGCGCGCATCATGGGCAACGACACCCGCGCCACATAGCCAATCGTTGCCCAACCATTGCCTATAAAATATTTGTTGACGGATGCAAAAGAATCCCTTACACTCTTGATCGTAGTATCTAATCCAATCAACTAGGAGCATACAATCATGGCTAAAAAAGACAACGAACTAACTCAAATCGCGCGCGCTGCGTATGATGGTGGAGCCGCTAGTTACTTGGCAACGTCGGCAGCATGGTACGCGCATCATCTTGGCGTGCATCTGTACGTTACCGGGCGCGCTGCGCCGACGGACGTGCGTATGTCACGCGGTAGCAAAATACGCTCAGGTGATCTGGTGTTCGAGCATGTCGGCACGTGCGATGGAAGGCAGCAATTCCAGCGTATTGCTTGATCCATGTAAGAGAATGTTTTACACTATCCAATTCAATCCAATACAGGAGACACATCAAATGAACAGAGAAGAAGCAATGCATCAGATACATCAGGAAAACGTATTGATGGCGCTTGGATTTACCCGTGCGGAATCCGATGCGCTGCGCCGTATATCAATGACGCTACGCCGATGGTTTGAGCGAGAGTGCAACGGCGAAATACAGCGCGGCGATGATGGCATTGCGCGCGGATACCGCGTAAACGCGCGTTTTCTTGATCCGAACGATCCGCGCTACTGGTACCGGGTAGCAGACCGCGAAACCGGCGCACGTAAGAGACTGGCGGCTATTGTGGAAAGGCGCAACGCTAGAATCACAGACGATAGCAGCAAGGATGCGGAATTAAACATTCACGCTACATGCGCGGCGAAGCTTGCCGGTATCGTATCCGCCTATGTACAACGTGATCCGCGCGGCGCTGCGCTGTATATCCTGCGCCCCGGCGATGTACCGCCCGGCGCTGATGCGAGCGCACATTATAACCGTGGAATTTGCGTTTATTAACGCATGACGTATCTATTTGCGCCCCTGTGGGCGCAGTAGGATGCGCCAAGCATCACAATCAAATAAAGGAGCATACAATTATGGCAAAATTATCTGCACACGGGCGCGAAGTAGGTACGATTCACTTTTTGACTAAAGCCAAGCGTTACATGAGTGACGGCGTAGTTCTGAAAAACATCGGCTTTGGATGGAAAATTGCCGGGAAAATTAAGGACGGCATTACGCCAGAACAGGCATTTAACAATGCATCCGCGCGCGCGCGCGAATACCGTGCCGATCGTCCGGCGTATGCCGCATACCGCGCGGAATTGCATAACATGGCCGGGTTATCCAAGCGATGGAAACTTCACGCGGCTATCGAATTGATGCCCGGCGACGCCGACGGCGTATGGAGCGAGTGTTGTGACGGATATGGAGATAATATACATGCCGACATCAACGAAGTCTCGCGCTTGTGCGAACTATACAAGGCATCATTACGCGAGCAGCAAGCGCAGCAAGCGCACGCATGACGTATCCCATAGGGCAGTACGCTGCCCTATAAGATGCGCCAAGCATCACAATCCAATAAAGGAGCAATCAAATGGAAGCTAATTTTACTTTTGCAAGTTTTCAGTGGCCGCGTTTCGTTGTTCGCATGGCTTGCGGGCCTGCGGCACTTCGCAAGAAATGGGCGGGGCGCAAGTTTTGCGGCGAGTATTATCACGCGCCACGTCCTGAGAATGCGGGTACCGGGCGAAGTTTTTACCTCAATTCTGATGGCCAGCCGTTTACCCGTTGGCAGTGGTGCGACGAAGTGCCGGATGTACGCATCAAACATATTGGATGGTTTGTTGACGAATACGGCGACGGAGACACAATACGGGGCATTGTTGTAGCGTTACCTCATGGCCGGTTTTTGGCCGGATGGTCTATGGGCGAAGGTATGGCGTCAATCATTGACGCGGATTTGTACGAGTCCGCCAAAGACGCGGCATATGCCGCCGATTCTATGGCCGAAAGCGCTGCGGAGCGCGAACGGGAATACCAATCCCAGCAAACGGAGGTTTGACCATGAACCTATACTATCGCCGCGCCAACAACGGGCGCATTACCACCACCACAATTGCGCCGCGCGAGCCGGTCAACGTACTTCGTTTGGCAGGCGCGGCTATATCGTCATTCATCGGCCTGTACGCTTTCCTCGTGCTGGTGCTGTCATTATGATACTCGTACTCGTGGCGTTATTGATAGCACGCCTGATAATCAAACTGTTAGACTTATAAAAAACGCCCCTTAATCGGGGCGTTTTCTATTTCACCACTGCCATACGCGGCGGCGGCGGATCGTCTACCATCCTACGCAGTTCAGACCTAGTGCGACCCGCCAACGAAGGCATACAGAATATATGCTTTTTCGTCGGCAGGTCACTGCTGGCAATGCGCCCCATATCTACCCATCCGGCCTCCCTAAGCGCGTGCAGTAGCGCAGCCTGCGGTATCTTCACGCCAGCGGGCGCGCTACCTGCTACACGGTCGCACAATGAATAGAACGGTGAACCGACCACGCCTTTAGCAAACTCGCCTTGACGCGCGCGTATCATGTCCACGAGGTACGATTCCGCCATGCTCATACCGTGTTCGACCAAATTGGCCTTGAATTCAGTCCATGCGGGCGCAGCGGAAGGGTTAAACGCTGACACGTCACGGGCGTGCAACCATCCAGCTATTGCTGCGAAGCCGCCATTACGGTACCAGTTCCATAGTTCGCGCGCCTTGTTCGCGTCCATACGCGGCGCGTGTGACCATACGCAAAACCAACGCCTGTCCTGCGAATCTATCGATATCGGCACGGGATCGTTGCTAAACGCCAACACAAAAGCCCTGTTAACCATATCATACGGGTGCAAGCCCTTTCTGTTAATCGGCAGCATTTCAGGGGGCGCGGCGATGATAGGCTTGAGTTTGTTCGCCAGCGCACGCCTCGCCGCCGCTTCCGGCTCTTTTAGCTCGTTAATAATCAATACCTCGCACTCTAGCTGGTATCCCCACTGCGAGCCAAGCGTATCGTTATCCAGTAGCCCACGGTTCTTCAATCCCGGCCCACACACCGCCCATATCAACGGCGCCCACATAGTATCCTTACCGCAGCCCTGCTCACCGCCGTGCAAAACGGCGTGATTGATTTTGACCTCGGGGTGCTGCACCTTGTAGGCCATCACGTTGTATAGATGCTCCCGTTCGCTATCCTCCGGCACCAGCGTAGCGCAATGCGCCAACCACGGCGCCACGTCGCCGCCCGATATGACAGCGGGCCGGGCGTCGCGCCAGCGGTTGCCATAGACGTCGCCGTCGCGCGCCACCAGCACCGACTCGCCCGCCGCGTAGGTCACGCCCACCAAGGTGCGCGCGCCGCTAGCCTGCCTATTCTCGTCAAAACACGTTGACGCCTCGATACGGCGCCCGTTGTGAATGCTGAGACAAGATACGTGTCTAAAAAGCGCGTCAAACGCACTACGCGCGATTTCGCGCCTATCCTGCATGTCGAAGTAGGCGTTATCTGCCATCACATACGCGAAGCGCTGATGCCAGATAGCCTTTTCCACGCGCCCCAGTTCCCTGCGCTCTACCTCTTCGATTACTTTCTTCGCGTCGTCCGAAAAAAAATCGGACGGCTCCAGCTTCTCCAGCGTGGCCTGCATGGTGCTGGCGATCAGGTCTTCGCGGAAGCCCGGCTCATGCTTAGGCCCGCCGTTGTCCGCTACCCATTGCAGGAAGGTCTTGGTGTCGAAGTCGATGCAATGTGAGTGCAGACAGCAATATGACCTCGTGGTGGGCATGTAACGCCCCTCCGGATTGCCGTCGGTGTGTTCCTTGTTGTTGGGGCATACCACGCCCGCCCAGCCCTCCGCGTTGGGCTTGGACAGCACCAGCCCCTTGACCATCATCCAGCCGAACACATCATCCTTGCCGGTGTCTTGCACGCGTATGGGCTTGTAGCCGCCGCCGCCGTCCGGCTCGCCCGGCGTCACGCCCAGCGCGGTGCAGATGTCGGGCAGGGTGAACTCGCGGTCGGCGTGAAACTCCACCAGCCGCGCCGCGAAGTTATCCCGGCCCGGTTTCAGATTTATACTGCCCGGCAGTCGGAAATTTCTCACGGCGTTGGTGGCGCCGGGGTCGGTGTAGCCCGCGTCAGCGATAGCCTTCACCGCCGCCGTAAATTCGTCCTTGGTCGGCTGTTCCTCGCTGAATGCGTAACCCCACTGAAAGTTACCCGGCGACGTTTCCATTTTCCACGTCGGTTCCAATGGTGGCGTCTTGCTCTTCGTTCCAATATCATCCAGCACCAGCGCGAGACAGTATTCACAGTTTGCCGCTGCCGCGCTGACCTTGCCGTTCACGAAGCGATCAATAATAAAAGACGCGGTATTGCCGTACCACGCCTGATCGGACTTGATACGCTTGATATCCGGCAGGTATGCTGGCCAGGTGCATTTAACCGCCCCGTCGGGGTGAAACTGCATCTGGCCATCTTTTAACTGCGGCTTCTGCCTGACAAGCAACGCCGTTTCGCCCTCGGGCGCCAATGACTGCAAGAACTCCAGAAAATTACTTACCATATCGCCTCATTACGTTGACTTCGGCCTCCAAGGGCAGGCCAATTGCCCAGTCCGGCGGCGTACACATGACACGGTGTAGCGCCGCAGACTCTGATTCGGGAACCTCCAGCACCACTTCGTCATGCACGTGCAGCACCACGCTATCGAACTGCCGCAGCGTATGGCGCAGCACGTCGTTCGCCGCCGCCTGACAGATATTCTCGCAGGCTAACCCCTTCCACAGCCGCGCACGGGGCCACTCCTTCGCATCCGCCGCCGGTTTCCACGACGCCTTGGCGTAGGACACGCCATCAGCGTCCAGCCGCGCGTAGGGGTAGCAGAGGATACGCTTGGACGGCAGCGCATACCAGAGGTGTTGACCATCATACATATAGGTCACGCGCCCGGCATTAAATTCGCGCCCCTTGTAACGCATGGCGCGGGTGTAGGCGGATTCCAGCTTCTGCCAGTAGGCGACGGCCCACGGATTAGCTCGGCGCCATGCGTCCACCATGCGGCGGGCGTCCGACTCGGGCAGATGCACGCCGTAGATGCGGCCCATCGCCGCAAAGGCGCCCACGCCGCCGCCGTAACCACACGCTAATTCTTGAACCTTGCCGATCTGGCGCTGATCCTTGTCGATGTCGGCCACCGGCACGTGAAAGGTGCGGCTGGCGTTGTGTTTATACACGTCCTCGTTGTTGCGAAACAGGTCTAGCTTGGCCTCCGAGGTGGCCTCATTCGATAGCCATGGGTTCATGCGCGCCTCGATAGCGGCCCAGTCTGCTACGATCAGCACATGCCCCGGCGCGGGCATAAGCGCAGGGCGGAGCATTCCCTTCAGCACGTCGGTCACGCGCTTGCCGTACTTGGGGACGATCTGATGCCCGCGCACCATCGCGTGCCGCACGTCCTCCGGCGCCGCCGCGACCTTACGGGTAAAATTGTGAACCTGGGCGCCGTAGGACGATGCGCGCCCGGTAGCCGACCCTCCCGCGAACACAAACGCGCCACGCACACGGTGATCTTCTTCGTCTGCGAGAGCAGCAAGGCGGCTGAACTTCGCCACGCTCGACGCCCACAGGTCATCGGCGCACTGGATGACCTCGGCCACGTCCGGCGGCACCTCGTCGGGATTTTCCCCCGCAAGTGCTAGCAGATTGGCGCGCACGGTCTTGTCAATCGAATACTTCTTCTCGTCGTCCTTGTAGACGGTCATCAGTTTGCGGGCCTCGGGGCCAACGCGCTCCAGCACCCACTCACGCATCTTGGGCGAGCGCACGCTGGCGACCTCGCCCTTTGTGACCTCAGCCACGATCTCCTCGATCTCGATCAGTTCCGCGCTGGCGTATTTGACGGCGGCGTTGCATAGGTCAACGTCCACCAGCACGCCACGGTCGTTGATGCGCTCGTTGACATGATAGTCGGTCAACTCATCGGCGGACAGGTCACGCATGGCCTTCGATACGGCCCGCATGGCGCGCACGTCCTGCTCGCAGTAGGCCACCATCTCCTGCATAAGCGTAGCGTCCTCGCGGAAGGTGCCATCGGCCTGCGGTATGGACAGCAGGCGGATCAGTTGCGCCCCACGGTGGTCTTTTTTCATGTTGACCGATGCGAAGCGGCCTACGTCCTCCAAACTACCCGGCGCACAGTTGGCGCGGGCTTGCGCGGCAGTGCAGTAGAACTGCTCCAGCTTAAAGTCGATCTGTAGGACGTACCAGAATATCAGACGCTCGAAGGCTGCGTTGTGTGCGCGTATCTGGCCGGTGTGCTTGGCCACGGCCTCGGGGAACGGCTGCGCTGGCGTCCATGTTTGTACGTCCTCATCGTCGAAGGCATACGACATGCACAACACCTCGGTGCTGCCGTCCTGCGCGTAGTTGTAGACGCCGCGCGTCTTGAGATCGCAACGACTGCGTGTCTCAAAATCAACCCACATCACTTGCATTTGATGAACGCCATCGCCAGCACTACGACCACAAGCAGAAACAATAGAACATCGTTAAGCCATTCCATCGTTTTCCTCCTGCTCCGGTTGCGCTAGCCGCTCGCGCAGGGCGGTGATTAAGTTAGCGATGTGTGCTGGGGTCGGGTCTTTCTCGTACCGGCACGCCATATCTTCAAGTTCCAGCGCCTCCAGCGCCATAGTCATCAACTCGCGGTCTGTTGTGTCAACAGCACTCGCGCCGCCTAACTTTCCGTATATCGTGTTCATTCAGACCTCACTCGTCGAGGGTTGTTACTGACTGTTGCATGCCCGTCGCCGTCGCCGCTGTGGTATCCGTAGCCGTCGCCGTCACCGTCGCCGTCGCCGCTGTGGTATCCGTAGCCGTCGCCGTAGCCTTTGCTGTAGCCGTAGCCGTAGCCGTAGCCGTAGCCGTCGCCGTCACCGTAGCCGTCACCGTAGCCGTAGCCGTCGCCGTCACCGTAGCCGCCGTTGCCTACAGGCTTAAATTCCATTACAGCCCCCAATCGTCAGCTACCGGCACGCAAAAAATCTCTGCTCCTGCGGGTAGGTCAACGCCATTAGGCATCGGTTTTATAGTTACATTTTTACTCTTTGGATCTGCGATTACTCCATGAAACCCTATGGATTCCCACCTCACGACATGCACAGCCCTATCCAGTTTGATGCGGCCATTTTCACGGGTAACGTCACCCGCAAATATCCATCCACGGTCTACTACAACCACCGCTCTGCTGCCTGTGATGCGTTGCACTGCCTCAGATGCTGGCACGTAGTCAATTCCATTAACATTAATTTTGTCCATTTCTAACTCCAATCATAAAAGTTTATAACGCGATCTAAACTATTTGCCCACCGATCAAACTCAGTTAACCTGCAACTGACATCTACCAAGAAATTATCCGCCCACCAGCGGAAACGGTACGCCCGTCCTCGGTAATGAGATACAGATTCCGTCTTGAAAAAATCACGGACAACGCTATGCCCTCGCCGCTTTAGAAAAGTTTTGAGTTCGCTAGGACTCATGCCGCACAATTGAGAGCGAGTAGGACGTTTGGCTTTGTACTTCACAGCCGCACCCACATCCTAGCCGTGCTACCGGGTATCCGGCGTGATGACACCAGCCCACACCTACGCATCGTTTGCAGGATGCGAGACACCACCGCCGTCGGGATTTCCGTCGCGTCACTGATCTGACTGGACAGGCACTCGCCGCCCAGTTCTATCATTGCTTGGTTAATATGACGAACACGTTCTGCGTGAATCATTTCCTTCGTATGTTTGCTTGCCCACTTGTAACCCGGCTCGTCCGGGTCGGCAAAGCTCACTACACGCGGCGCCTGAAATCCGCTCACGATGGGTTCGGCTGGTATTAAAACTTCCAACAAATTCATAGCGGCAACTCCAGTTGGTTTGGGTTCGGAACATCAACGACTAGCTGCTGCGCCAGCCTCTCGCGCAAGGCGAGAATGACACCGCCTAATTTGTTGTCGTAAGGCGAAAATACTTCGTCAGCAATTTCTTCCAGCACCTCCAGCACCTGCTGCATCAGTTCTCGGTCGGTCATGTGATCTCCAAAGAAAAAAAGGGCCACGGCCTTTCGACCGTGACCCAAACACTACTACGCCGCGCGGCGGCGGCGACGGAGAGGCGCTTCTTCAGCGGCAACTTTTTCTTGTTTTTCCTCTTCTACCTTACCTTCCATACTAACCCATTCCACGATCTCGAACACGGGCGTGAAAATCTTGCCGTAGCTCTTGTGCGTGTAATGGTCTTTCTTCAGTCTCACCACGGGAACGGGCTTCGACTGATCCTTCTCCACCTGCGCCGCGATGGCCAGCGCAAGGGTCTGGACACTGCGCTTGCCGCCCACGGATGTGGTGGCAAAACGCGCTTCCATACCCTCGTCTTCCCCATTCAGGCACTTTAACGACATGCCGATCTGGGTTTCCCACCCGCGCTTGGCACCCGGAGGCGCGGCGTCGAGTTCCGGCAACGGCTGTGACACCGGCACCATCTTCTCCGCCAGCACCTCGCCGTCCCCCCACGCGATGCTGCCGTGGACGAAGGAGAAGGGGTTAACCGCCCAGATCGATTCCTCTTCGACTTCGGTCTGGTCGGCGCCAAACACCCAGTGGCCGGTCTTGTCCATCTTGAGCAGCACGACGCCAGCCGGGCCGACTTCCTTCTCAAGTGAACGCAACGCGGTAGAAAGGCTGGACACCGCAGGTAGGTTTGCTTGGTTAAACGATACTAGATTTGACATGATTGTCTTCCTTATTGGAGTTTAGAAAGGGCCGCAACGAGTTGCGTCCCGATGTTTAACACGGCGGGCCGGGGATCGCTCTCCGGCGCCAACGTGCTGCCGCTCGACACTGCCACGACAAGATCGTCGGGCAACGCCAGCTTGCTCTTTTTCAGCACCTTCTCTGCCTGAGCAGGGCTGATTAATTCTTTTTTGTAACGCTCCGTGACACCTAAACCCGCAAGCGCCGCGTCGGCTTTCGCCTCGTCCGCCCACTGCCGTGTGGCGCGTTTGGCTACCAGTTTATACCCCGGCACGGGCATACTTTTCTCAAGCCGCGCCACCGCCAACTTGCGTGCGTCATTGATAAAGGTTTCCAGCTTGTCCGCCATCTGGAGCGCAGCGCCCAACTGATCCGGCTCCAGCGCCTCCAGCTTCATATGCACGGTGCGGTCAATCTCGCCGGTCATCTGCGGGCAGATGGTCTTGCCGGTACACCAGCGGCACCAGTCGCCAATGGCAAGCGGGGCGTCGGGCTTCTGGGCCAGCTTAACGGCCTGTTGTAGTTCGGCCTCGAACTGCTCCAGCCGTTGGAAGGATGTCACCCACCGACGGATGTGCGGCGGCTGGACAATGACGATCTCGATGTCCATGGTGTCCTCGAACACCCACTGCAAATCTTTGGTGCGCCGCGCGGCGGCGGCGTAGAACAACCCCTGCGGGTTTTCTTCAGCGTCCACCATCACGCCGTCACCGAATTTCCAGTCCAACACGACAACGCGATCCGCTATGCGACCGATCAGGTCTACGTTACCAAACACACCTTCAAGACCTTTAACACCCTCAAAGGCAACCTCCACCTCCTGAGTGAAGACCATCTCTTTATCCGGGTCAATCTCATCGAGCGCGTCGAGCGCGGTGTGTATCTTCACCTGCTGCTCGTCGGTGAGATTCATCTTCGCCATCGTAGCGGCAACATCCTCACCCGCGAGCAACTCATCCATGCACGCGTGCAGCAGCGTTCCTTCGGCTGCGTATTTGCTCTCGATTTGAGGTGGCATCTTCGCCACCAACGCCACGCTGCCAGGGCAGTTGATAACGCGCTTGGCAGTGCTGCCGCCGACTATTTTACTGTGTTGCATCGTTTACTCCATTTGATTGATCGGGCCTCGATGCTAGCATACGAAAAAGAGTTGTCAAGAACTTTTTGACCGTGTATATTTCGGGTCATGGAGAAACACATTGAAGCCTATCTGGTGAAGCGCGTCAAGGCGATGGGCGGGATTGCCTACAAGTTCGTCAGCCCCGCGCATCGTGGGGTAGCAGACCGCATTGTGTGCCTGCCGGGCGGCGCTGTGTGGTTCATCGAACTGAAGGCGCCCGGTGGGCGGCTGTCACCGCTACAAAAGGTGTTTGCGGATGACATGAAGCGGCTGGGGCAGAAGTATGCGTGCCTGTGGTCGCGCGAACAAGTGGACGGGTGGATAGATGAAAGTTCTTGTGGCGTGTGAGTACAGCGGCGTAGTCAGGGATGCGTTTATCGCGGGAGGGCATGACGCCATGTCCTGCGATTTATTGCCAACGGACGCGCCGGGGCCGCACTATCAAGGTAATGTGTTCGACATCATCAACGACGGCTGGGACTTGATGGTGGCTCACCCGCCTTGCACTTATTTGTCCGTCAGCGGTATGCATTGGACAGCGCGCGGTCTGCGCGACCCTAAGTTGACTGAGGACGCGCTGGAGTTCGTGCAACAGCTTATGGACGCGCCAGTTAAGCGCATCGCTATCGAGAATCCTATTAGCGTTATCAGTTCACGTATCCGCAAGCCGGATCAGATTATCACGCCGTATCAGTTTGGCCATGACGCCAGCAAAAAAACGTGCCTTTGGCTCAAAAACCTGCCGCCGCTTAAACCCACGCAAATGGTTGAGCCTCGCATTGTCAACGGTCGCAAGCGTTGGGGTAATCAGACCGATAGCGGTCAGAACAAATTGCCGCCAAGCAAAGACCGCTGGAAAATTCGGTCGGCCACTTATGGGGGCATCGCTAACGCGATGGCAGCGCAGTGGGGCTAAAACTCAGGCCGTATCAAGAGCGCGGCGCCGACTTTCTGTACGAGCACGACCGCGCGATGGTGCTGGCGCCCGTAGGGGCGGGCAAGACCGCGCTCACGCTGACCGCCATGCGCGAGATGGTCAACGACGGTCACGTCGGGCGCTGGCTGGTGCTGGCGCCTAAACGCGTCTGCACTGACGTATGGCCCGTCGAGGTTAAGCTGTGGGCGCCCGACCTTGATCTGAAGGTAGCCGTAGGCACGCCCAGTCAGCGGGCGGCGGCGATGACGGCACAAGTCGTGGTGATCAACTACGACAACCTGCAATGGCTGGCCCAGCAGCCGCTGGACTTTGACGGCATCGTGTTCGACGAATTGACGCGTCTGAAGAACCCCTCCGGCGCGCGGTTCAAGGCGTTGGCCCGTGTGCTGGACTGCCCGATCCGCTGGGGGTTGACCGGCTCGTTCACCAGCAACGGGCTGGAAGATGTGTTTGGCCAATGCAAGATCATAGACCAGAAATTGCTGGGCCGCAGCAAAGGTGCCTTTCGGCAGCAGTATTTCTTACTGTCTACTTACGGCGGCTATGACGAGTGGACGCCGCGCTCCGGCGCGCTGGAGTTGGTCATGGAGCGCATCAAACCGGCGACGTTCGTGCTGGAGCCTGGCGACTACAAGGACAAGCTGCCGCCGCTGCACACGGTCGAGGTGCGCGTCGATCTGGACGATAGAGCGCCATACGAAACCATGAAGAAGGACTTTGTGGTGCAGTTTCCTGACGCGCTGGCAGTGGCCCAGAACGCCGCCGTGGTCACGCAGAAGCTGCAACAGATGTCGTCGGGGTTCGTCTACACGCCCGAGGCGCAGTGGTTCAGCACGCACAAGTTTGACCGGCTGGAAGAACTGCTCGACGAGAACCAGCACGCCAACACCATCCTTGTGTACAACTACAAGGAAGAACTGACCGAACTCAAGCGCCGGTTCCGCGTCACCACGCTGGATGACGACCGCGCCATCGAGCGGTGGAACGCCGGACAGGTGCGGCTGCTGGCCGTTCACCCGAAATCCGCAGGCCACGGGCTAAACTTGCAGCACGGCGGATGCCACATGGTGTTCCTGTCCCTGCCATGGAGTCTGGAACTGTATGAACAGACAGTCGGGCGGTTGCATCGGTCTGGGCAACGCCGCGACGTGTGGGTCTACCTGTTGATGACTAGCAAGACCGTGGACGAGCGCATCTGGGCGGCGCTCCACGATAAACGCGCCCTGAGTGACATAGCAATGGAGGAACTGAAGTGAAACTGTTGAAGGTGAAGTTGAAAGCCGCCTTGGCAGAGCAACGCCAATGGGCCAAGGAGTACAACCGGGCCGAGCGCGCCATGCTGCGCGTAGGCAAGCAGATCGACGAACTGGAGAAGAAAATTGAATTGGCGGCAATTAAACAAAGAATTAGCGCTGCTCAGTGAAGAGAGGGTATTGGCGCTGCTCAACGAAGAGCGCGCAGGAGCGCGGCGCATCTCTATTCTGGAGCGGCTACATCAACGGTATACCTCGCTGCGAGCAGCCCGCGAGCGCATCGAGATTCTCAAGGAGGCACGCGCACTATGAACATTGTTGACTTCATCAAGTCGCTGTACAACGCCCCTAGCGCCGAGTCGCTGGCCCTGCGAGAGTTGGAGAACTCCCGGCGCAGGCTGCTGGAAGCGCAGTCGGCGCAGGAGTACTCATACTCGATGTGCAAATACTACGAATGCAAGATCAAACGCTTGTCAGAGTTCTTGCGTGTCTCAGAGTAAATTACTTGCGTTTGTCGTACATCGACCACGCGACGCCCGCCAGCGTAGACACGGCGCCGATAGTGGCGTCCAGCGTGCTGCCGGACAGGCCGAACGATGCTAGGAAACCGCCGCCGACAGTGGTCAGCAGGTGGCGTACGAGGGATTGAATGATGGTTGCGTCCATGATTACTCCTTAAGTTAGCATTCTCTTGGCAGTCTTCGTGCTGCCTTCAATGCGGTTGAGCCATCCCTTACCAAAAATGTAAAAAGTAGGCAGGCGGCGATAAAAGTTTTCTTTAATGAGTGAAAAATCTTCGATAAGTTGTTTTGCATCAGCTTGTGTTGCGGCCTTCAGTGTAACCGGCCCGATAACCCCATCAGTTCGTATTTTCAATGCTTGCTGCAAAGTCTTGGCAGAACGAGAGCAACCAGCGTTAACAGCAAAGTCAAACACCAAGTAATCGACACCAGAAGGCATGTCATCGCAACGACACGCGTCCCAGTATTTCTTGCGGTATAGCGGAGCCACCATTTCTTTTGTGAGGTTCCGCATGTCTTGTTCTGTTGCAGGTTTACCAGAAAACGCCTCCCAAACAGATTTAGTGACGCCAAGGTTGGTCATCCCGCCGGGGTCAGACGGATGATTGACGAAACCACCCTCGTGCTGCAAAACCGCAGCAAGCGAGGGTTCAAAGTTGGTTTGCATCAATGCTTGCCAAATAAAAAGCCCGCAACGCCTGTAATGACTGACCACAGGCCAATGCCGAGCCAGATGGCGCCTTTGGATCGGTTTGCCATGTCGAGCAGTTCTTCCATCTGGCGTTCCATCTTATCCATCTTTTTGTCCATGTCCTGCACTTTTTGCCACAAGACGCCGTATTTTACGGGATCGATTTCAGTATGTTCCATTTTTTATCTTGCCAGTGCGTTTTGATTTTGTTGCACAGGGCCGAGCATGTTTAGAACACCACGGCCAAAGAAAACAGGCTCGTTGCGGAACGGCCCTTCAAGAACTTGGGGCTTTGCTCCGAGCCGCATTTGTTCGCTAAGTCGATTGACTTCGCTTGCGCGGCGGGCTGTTGATATTTCCCGCGCGGCCAAACCCGCAGCAGCAGTGTACGCACCAAAAGGATTGACAGCCGTAAAAATTGCGGCGGCTGGAGTCATAGGTGTTAACTTGCTTATAACACGCATGATTGCTTGCGGCGTATCGCTTTTAGCCGCCGCACGAATCGCTTCTTGTTCTTCTGGTGTAAAGAAGCGCATCTTTTTTTCATTTTTGGCTAACGCCGACAACCCTTGAGCGACTGTTGCTTCTTTGCCTCCTTGAGACACTTCGGCGCGGGATACAATGTCTTCAATTAGTTCGGATTTTTTGACTTTGGCGTAGTCGGCGCGGGCGGCTTTCCACGCTTCCAGAGCAGGTTTATCGGCGGTAATAACCGCGCTTGGCGGCGCGTTTAAAACGTAATTGTCAAAATCATCAAGTAGAATTTTTCCCATTCTACGTTCTGCCGAATCGGCGCTGCTAGCGGCGTTGCCAATGACTTTACGTAAAGCCGTGATTTCCGCAATATTTTTTGGTCTGTCTGCTTGCAACCGAGAAAGGGCCGCGTCTACTTTTGGGTATATTCCGGAAACGTATCCTTCCGTGGCTTCTAGATGAGTCGGCAACGAACCCATTCGTTGATTAAATTCTTGCTTGTTAAATTGAAGCGACGACTTATCAAGAATTTCATAATTAGCTTTAGATTGCGCAAGCAATTTTTCCGCTGAAGGCGCCGGTTCGCGCTTAGACGGACGCAGCCCAGCAGCCATGCTAGTGCCTACGCCAGCGGCCAAGCCCAACAAAGGGTTGTCAGTGGCTTCGGTTACAGTTTGCCCTACTGCGGTGGCAATCGGCGCCGTGACAACTTGTGCAAGCGGCGCGCGCGAAAATTCGCGTCCGACAGCGGTAAGTCCCGGCGCTACGGAAGAAGGCAAACCCGGCGCCGTTTTAGCCGCTTGAACAATTTCGCGTCCAGCAGCTACCGATCCGCCCGTGCCTGTTAGCGCGCCGGTGCTGGCTTGCAATACGCGTTCTGCGGGAGTTTCAGCGCGGGGGCCGGGGATCATTCCGGATATGATTTGAGATGGCAAACGCGCTGATCCACCAAGCAATTTGTTGTAGGCTAAAGTTAATGCGTCAGCGGTGGGTACCGCAAAGCCGCCAGCCAGCGCGCCAACAGGAACCGCAACCGGCGCGGCGACACCCGTCATTAAGCCAAGGGCTGCGCCACCAAGAGCGCCAGCGGCCACTGGGGCCATTGCTTCAGTAGCCCCCCGAACGGCAATACCGCCTTTGCGGATAAACTCTTCGCCCATCGTAAGCTTGGGAGCCAGATAGTCTGCTATCTCAGCAGGTTTGTATCCGGCTTCAAGCGCTTTAGAAACGCGAGGGTCTTTGTCTTTAAGATAGCTGACTATCTCGTCATCATTGTATCCGGCCCGACGAGCCGCATTTACTTGATCGCGGAATTGATCTGCCATGATTACCTCTGTGGTTTCCCGCCAAAAATACTATCAAGAGACGGTCTGCCCTGTGGGCTTACTGCGCCGCCAGTAGGAGTTTTGGAACTGTATTCCCTGAGCGCGGGCGTATCAAACAACGATTTGCCGCCTTCACCCGAGAACCAGGCGTCTTCCGCGCCGTCGTAGGTTTTGTTTTGTTTTTGCCACTGGTCGTAGAATTTTCGTTGATCAATATCGCGTTGAAGCTGCGCTTTTGCCACGGACAATATAAATTTGTTTGCCTCTTTGGTATTGCCAAGTTGCGAGCCGGTGTCTTTAATGCGTTGATAGTCGCCTTCAGACTGCGTGCCTTTCTGTTCAAGCTGACGTTGCAACACGGATTGAGTAGCGTTAGCCAAAAACGTCTGCGAATTAGTCGCAAATTTTTCCGCGTTTTGAACACCCAGCGCGCCCAATACTTTAGCGCCTGCTGCCATAGCTTCTGTGCCAAAGCCAGTTGTAAAGCCACGATCAAGAATTGCAAGATTGGATTCAAGCGCGGGCAACGTCTTCGACGCCAACTGCGCGGCTTTGGAAATGTCTTTGTACTGATCGACCAAAAGTTCGTGTCGCTTTTTTGTTTCCGCTTCTGGCCCTGCGCCTGCAACTTCTAGTTGTTTTTTAAATGCAGCCATTCTTTCCGCTGGATTTGCGGGTATTGGAGCGCCAGTCGGCGCGCCAGCCAGCGCGTTAACTGATGCGCCAGCCAGCGCGTTAGGGACTGATACGCGGGGTTGTGGCGCAGGAACGCCAGCCTGCCGCCTTGCATTGTCAATTTCAGCCTGTAAAGCAGGATCAACGCGCCCAGCTGCCTGCTGACTGGCAAGCTCTCTCTCTAAGATTGCAAGACGATCTGTATCGCGTGCCGCCTGAACTTGCGGCGTTACACGAGGAAAACCGCCTGTCTGGTTTTGTTGCGCTTGCACAGGCGCTATTCCCGGCACTAAAGGCGCAACTCCCGGTTGACCTGCGGGCGTGGCTCCCGGCGATACGGGCTGACCTGTAACTTTGTCTATAAGTAAACCAGTATTGGGGTCAAATACTCTATTTCCCGCTATGTCTTTATTTATCTGCGCCTCGATTGCAAGCCGATCAGCACTCCCCACAGGCAACGCATCACGGGCAGCGATTAATCTTGCCAACGGCGCAGGCGCTGCTGGAGCAGTGTATATTGGTTTGCCACCTTGAATTACAGTGCCGCCAGGTGCCACCGTTGTTGACTTGGACAACTCGTTAATCTGCCCCTCAACTACTTTCGCCATCGCTTTAGCGCGGGGATCGTTAATTAAACTGAGCGCAGTCAACCGTCGGCGCAAAGCATTGATGTCCGGCGTTTCCGCAGTCATTGGGGCTAGCGCATTAGTCGCCGTTTGTGCGCCTGCGCCCGCCGCTGGCGCTGCTGCCGTCGGTGCTGCTGCTGGTGCTGCCGTTGGTGCGCCTGCGCCCGCCGTTGGTGCTGCCGCTGGTGCTGCCGTTGGTGCTGCGCCGGGCTTAGCAAATAAATCAGGCTCTAAGCTGCGTAGCATACTTTCATTACGCCGAAGTTCGTCATACCGGCGAAGTCCTTCGTAACCTTTTTCCATGTACTCCGGTTTGCCGGTCTGAATTAGCGCCCGAAAAAATACGTTCGGGTCATCGCTTTGGCCAGCCGCGCGCATTTTGACTTGCAAGTCTTTAAGCGCTATAGCGTCCTGCTTAAGCTGTTCCAGCTTTATCTGATTTAATTCAGTTTGCTGTTTTGCTTGTTCTGCTTCGCGGTATGTAGCGCCCGCCAATCCAGGCTTCAGTATCGAAACATCAATAAGTCCGGCCATGATTTATCCTTACACTATATCCGTTATAATTGTGCCGAATATATCAGCCTTAATAACCCATTTCTTGCGGGACTTGCGGCGTTCCTCCGCCGCCACCGCCCCCAAAGCCGAACCGTTTGGCAAGCGCGTTCCAATCGGTGTTAAGCGCCGTGTTTAACGCACTGCCTGCCGTGCCGTATTGACTGGCTCGAATGTTGCCCATACCCAACGCAAGATTACCTTGATTAGCAACGTTGGTCATGGCAAGCTGATTGGCTTGATTGGCGTAATTTTGCCCCGCCGCGCCTATTTGCTGTGCAGTCGTTCCACCAATCCCGGCCATCGCCGCCAGCCGATTGTAGCCGGTGCCTTCACGCTGCACAGCGGCGTTGTATTGCGTCAAGGCGCGATTATAAGCGTTCTGGTATTCCTGCGACGCCAAGTCCTGCCCGAAGCGTTGCGCGCCCTTAAGCGTGGCCCCGCCTAATAAACCACCGCGCGCTGCTGCGCCGCGCTCCAATGCTTTCATGCCTTCAGACATTCGGAAAGCGTAGCCGGGGTCTTGGCCAAGGTCTACTTTGCCGGTAAACGCTGCTGGCATATTACCGTACTGCTCTTGCATTTTTGTCAGCGCATTGACGCCAGCCTCGTAAAAAGGCTTTTGACGCGCGACGCCTTCCTCGTACATGCGTTGCTGGAGCGCAAGCGCTTGGGCTTGCCCCATTGCCGATAGATTGGATGCTTGAGTTGCTGCATCAGCTTGAATGCTGGCAGGGCCAAAACCAAATATGTCGGCTACACTGCTGACAATATCACCCATAGTTCTTCTCCAATCTAGTGACGCCGTTTTCCCGGCTTACTTCATTAAACCCAAAATGCCGCGCCAATCGAAGGGAAGGGGAGTTCCGCTCATCGATTCGCACAACGATTTTACCGTGCCGCTGGCCCATTCGGTCAAGGTAGTTTCCCACCACCGACCGAATGCGCCAGCGCCCTCTTTTTTCTGGTACCACAAACAAATCAAACTCATTGCCGACAGCCACAAACGCGCCCCCATCGAACAGCTCGATGTCGGTGTTTTGTTCCAATGTGGCCTTAAGTTCATCAGGTGCGTTAAATCCTTTGTATGCGCGCAAATGATCCCGTATAACCTGCCATACGTTATCAGGTAACTTCACGCCCGCTAACCCGCATATTGATAGACGACGCGGTGCCCGCAATGGTGCTTATAAAGTCGCCTGACCCCAGCACTTGCCCAACCAGTTCGGGAAACGTGTAAACCTCGGCAGGCTGAAGCGTCTTGGTCTTGGTGATCAAGTTCTGGTCGCCAGCAGAACCGGACACCGTGACCAGATTGACGCTGATAGTCGCCGCCGTTGCACCGTAATTCGTTGCCGTAAACTTGTCAATAATGGTCGTAACACCAGTAGAGGTGTACTGTGTGGTCTGGCTGTTCTCAACAGTTTTAGCTGGAACGAGGACTTTTACTGAGACAGTCATGGTCTACTCCAATTGCAAAGCGTTGTTCGAGTCGTATTGCGTCATTATCCAATTTGTGCCGTCAGAAACCAAGGTGGCGTTTGCCCCCGCCACGGCTTCAAGAATGGCCGTGGTCGCCGCCCCACCGGCCAGCGGCACGACGTTACTGGACGCTGACACCAGCGTCTGAGCCTGGTAGTTCTGAAAGTACAATACCCGTCCAGTATAGCTGGAAGCCGTCGGCAGTGTGACAGTGCAAGACGAGCCAGACTTGTTGTTGATCAGCCAAGTTTCATTCGCGGCTACCGAAAAGTTGGCGGTCTTGGTTGCCGGAGCGCCGCCCGAACCGGCGATTACAGACGCCGCAGTGACGTTTTTCCAGTACCCCAGCGCTGAGTCATACTGGATCAGGTCGCCGTTGGCAAGCGTGCCGAACTGCACATTGCTGTCAGTGCCGCCCAGCACAGAACCGGGAACAATACGAACGTGAATGGAACCAGAACTTCCCGCCCCGGCGTTAGTGACCTCGCCAATGTAAGTCTTTTGGTTTGGCGCTACAGGTTTGTTTTTGGTAAAACTGCCGACATAGGCAGGATTGTAGTACAGCGGGTCGCCGTCAGCCCACGTTTCACCAACAGCACTGCCAGTGGTGTTAAATCCGCGCAAAGTGCCGCTAATCTGAATCAGACCAAAACCGTTTAGCGCAATTGTCTCAGCAGCCACGCCAACAATTTGATTGGGGTCAGATAGCGCAAGCGGCGAGGGCGCGACGGTGATTACACCCGACGCCCCCACCGCGCCGGTGTGGTAGCAGAGCTGCCCCTTGGTGATGGCCGACGATGCCTTTGCGTAAACATACTCCGATTCACCCACACGGATAAGCACGCTGGTCGTAGCTTGCACACCCATTGTCGTGCCGCCGTCCCAATACATGCTTCCGACAGCAGTCGGAACTGGGGAAGGCGCAACGTTAAACGTCAGCCATGGCACGTTGTCCTGTTGCAGCGCAGCAAGACTGCCAAGGTCGGGCTGGCGTTGAATTTCTACCGCTTGACGCAGCGTATCAATTTGCTGCTGTAGTTCGCCCGTTTCACTTGACGGTATCAGCCCAACAGTCTGTTCCAGATTTCGCAGCATCTGGTCATAAGACGCAATCAGCGACTCAGAACTGGGGCCAAGATTGCCGTCGTCAACCGACGCAGCCGTTCGATACAAACTCAAAAAGAACATATACCATGCACGATCAATCAGCCCTGTGCGCGCGTCAATAAACGGCACACGGGGCGGCGTGATCGGCGTGGGGCTGGCGGATGGGCTAGGCATTGGTCGGGCTGATCAGCAGTTCAGCGCCCATGACAGCCGTTTTTACCGGGTCGGTCATAGACAACTCATACACCCGGTCGCGCAGCTTAAGCGTCATACCGAGCCTGCGGAACCACACGCGGCGATAGAACTCACCGATTTTGCCCGCTTTAGCCCAATGCTCGTTAGACCAAGTGTGACCGCCATCGTCCGACCAGCGCAGCATGACTTCCGGGTCGCTGCCTTGGCCCAGATTTAAGCCAACGCCGGATTCCAGATCGATCTGCATCGCGTGCTGCGCGGTGCGCTTCAGATTGTTCTGCCCCGGCGGCAGCGCTCGCCACGTCCGCAGCCATTTTTGTATCTGGCCGTTGTCGGCGTAGGTGTCCAGGTCAAAAGCGTAGATGTTGCCGTTTTCGTAGTCGCCAACAATGACTTTGTTGTTAAACGCCATTTGACAGTTGCTGCGGTGGCGGGTAAACGCGCCGTTGCTCCACCCAGCCCGCTCATGCCAGGTTTGCGTGGCGACATCGTAAACCCATGTCGTGTTGGCGCTGGGGAAGATCAGCACATAGAAGCTATGGCCGTCCTGCTGGTAAGTGTATGCCAGCGCGTCGGACAGGTTGCCATACTGCTGGATGTGCCACTCCACCGCGTGCGTGCTGATGCGCTGGCCGGTGTAGCCATTGGCGCGGTAAACCATACCCTGACCTCTGGCGTCCGCGCCCAGCCAGAACAGCCCGTTGTCCATCTTGGCGATAGAGTAGGGCGCCGCGCAACCTATCTCGTTAAACGCGCCTTGAATGCGCTGAAGCGGGAAGTCGGACGCGCCGGTGTCATACCAGACCTCGACGCTGTTGGTGCCGTAAACCCATACTTCTCGATGGTCAACAATAAGCCCCACCACGCCGTCCGGGCTACCCTCGGCGCTGGCAAAATCAAGCGGGTCTACGCTCGTGCCGTCGAGCAATTGCGTAATCCAGATTTTTTGGCTGTTCGGCTCGTTGAAAACAAAGTAGCCATCCAGATAGCCTACGGTCACTGCACCCGGAAAGTCGGGATCAGTAATGGGCGAAAAAACACTGGTGTTGTTATTGTAGATGTAGCCGTTAGGGTTAGCCGCGATAAACAACTGAATACCGTTGTCAGACATGCTGACCGGCCCGGTTCCTGCAACCGTGCCAAGCAGCGTGGCGCTGTAACTGGTGTCAATTTTGTATAGGCTGTTGCCCGACACAACAAACGCATGGTTAACGTCGTTGGAAAACGCCCACAGCCCCCGGATTGGCCCATTGCCAACAGTGGCAAGGTTGAGCAGCCCAGGACACCGCTGAAGGTAAGCGGCTTCCTTGCCTTCTTGCAGCACTTCGGCAAAAAGGTTAACCATGCGCGCGTCCGCAGCGTTGACGCTGCGGGCCACATATGTCGAGCCAAGGATCGGCGTTTTCATTAGAAATTGTTGGCGTATATATTATAACGTTGTCTGGTTGCAACTATCGGGTACGGTATAGCCATCAGGTCGCCCGGATTGTTGACGCGCTTGAGGTTGCGCTTGCTGGTCATCGCAATACGCTGCACTTGCGGCGACGGCTCAACGCCAAACTCCGGCGCCAGTTCCATCGCCAGGTTGTAACGGAAAGCACGCAAGTAACCGGGCGGGAAATAGATGTCCGTGGCAACGCTGGCAACTTCAGCCAGCGTTTCGACAGAAATGATGTGCCACTCCAGCGCCTTGATAGGCACTGGGTAAATGGTCATCGTCATATCGGGAAAAGAGTTGTTTACCCACAGCACTTGAGGGTACGTTGACGTGACAGTCTTGAACGCAATGCCGTCATACTGCTGCTGGTTGATCAACTTGACGCCAAACGACAGCCCAGATGACGGGTCTTTGAAATACGTAGCGTCATCAATTTCTATCGGACGGTTGCCAACAAAATCGCCAGTCGGGCCGATTGTGCGCGTCATTTCATAGGCAGGCCAAGTGAACACTTGATCCTGCGTGCTATACACCGCCAGCCGTTCAGTATCCCAGGACTGAATCATCTGGTTCATCGCCATGATAGAGTCTTGCATCGTGGCGGCGGACGGCTCTTCGCCCTCGGCCAGCACACCGATCAGGCGCAACGAACCTTTGATGAGTTCACCAGCAGTGGCAGAAGTGGTCATTCTGTAGCCTCTCTAGGACGACGACCGCGACGACGCGGCTGCAATTCGTTGACTACCGGCGGTTCAAAGTTGGTTGGGTCAAACTCTTCCCAGCCATTCTGTATATCATACTCGGCTTCCATCTCGGAAATAGCCACTTTTGCGCCGTGCGTGGGGTGTCGTAAGTATATGACTGCCATGATTTAAGTAGGGGGCCGAAGCCCCCTGTGGGTCATGCTACAACAGCAAACTGCCATTTCGTACCATCCGACACAAACAGCTTACCGGCACCAGTCGCGTTAGACGTGGTTCCGATAGAGCCGTTAGGCGCGGTGGTAGTGGTGGTGTTGGCGGTAATCGCGGTAGTCAAAAAATACAACCCAGCAGTCGCGTTAGCAATCACGGGGCCAGTAGTTGCCGTTGACGTAAACGTCCCCGACACGGTTGCAGTAGTCAACGTGGAGCCAGTTATGGTAGCGCTAGCTACCGTGCCTCCGCTTATTGCAGCGCCGGTAATCGTGGTTCCCGAAACGAGTTCCGGGTCAGAATACGCAACGCCAACAGGTTTAGTGTTAGCCATACTGTGTCCTTTTAAAAACGGGGGGCCGAAACCCCCCTGTGAGTTAGGCTATGCGGTACAACTGCCAGGTGCCGTCGCCGGTCTTACGGCCACGGAACTGAGCAGAAGACAGCTCTTGCACAACAACTGCGCCGCCGGTGGTGATAGTCCAGCCAGTACCCGCGACAAGCGTGATGTCATACGAAGAGTTGCTAGCCAAGTTTACGATCACGAAGTCAACAGTGTTGCCGACGTTCGCGCTGGGCAGCGCGGCTTCAAGCAGCGCGACCGTGGGCAGCGTGTAGCTGGCCGCAGCGGTCGGAGTTGCCAGAATGATCCCGTTCAGCACCTGCGCGGCGGTCAAAGTCGCCGTGTCGGTTGCAGTTACAGGAGCCGAGGAATAGCCCATAACGGCTTCGCCAAGATTGCCATCGCCAAGCTGATAGCCACCAGTACCATTAGAAAGTGCCATGATGATTTCCTTTTAAAAGAGTTTAAATGAGGGGCCGAAGCCCCCCTATACCGATTAGCCCCAGAGGCGGACGCCCATTTGAGGACGAATCACGCTGTAGCCGTACAGCACATCGATACGGCAAGGCATACGGTCGTTGTTGATATCGTACTGGCGCACGATACGCATCGAGATACCGTTATGCACCTGACGCGAGGCCATATCGACGCCTTGCGGCATCATCAGGTCGGCAGTGGCGAAGGTAATCGCATCTTTGTGATACACGAGGTTCTGCGGATACTGAGTAGACGCAGCGCCCACGAACACCACAGCCTTGCTGTTACCCGGCAGGCTGTCCACGGTCGCCAGAGCGTTGGAGGCCGAGTAGATCGGCGCAACGGTCAGCGTGCCAGCACCCGCGCCGCTCAGCGTGACATCAGCCGTCACGACAAACTGGAACAGGGAGCCGGTGGACTCGCGGGTCTGCGGGTTCACAGCGTAGCAGTCCGCTACGGTGAAAACATCGCCAGTCTTGACGGTGGCGTTGGCGCCAGCGCCGGTGATGGCGATAGAGGTCGCGCCTTCCGTGCTTACCGCAGCGGAAGTCGTGCCGCCCGTGGCCGTGCGAGAGCCAACCGTGAACTGCTTGATTGACTGAGACATGTTGATTTCATCGAAACCAAGCACGCCTACGCCCATCATGCCGTTCTTGAACTGGCGGCTGATCGTGTCCGTCGGGTTGAACAGACCTTTCATGCCTTCCACCAGGCCAGCGTTGGCGGCGGGGTTAACCGTCGCGTAGCGCGGACTCATCACAGCCGCGTTTTCGTTCAGCTTCTGCTGGGCTTGCAGCAGGACGAGCGAAGTGGCGGGCGTGGTGCCGGGGGTGCCGACCGAGTTGCCAATGGACTTGTAGCTGTTGGCCACATCAGCGTCAATGCTGGAGGCCAGTTGGCTGATACGAGGCTTCAGCACACGTTCTGCAAAGTCGTCCAATTGCAAGGTCAATTCGGCAGACGTGAAGTTCACGCCGATGTGCTTCTGGGAAGCAACAGTCAGGGTCGTGTACTGCTCGTTGTCGCTCTGCACTTGCAGGGCCGCGCCGTCAGTGACCAGAGCGCGGTCGGGCAGACGGATACGGAGGGTAGAACCAATCTTTGCACCTTCGACAGCAAAGCTGTCGTCATACTGACGGTTTACATTGCGGGTGATTACAAGGTTGTTCTCTAAGATTTCAAGAGCCTTCCTCGTGATCATGTCAATTGTTAAGATACTGTTCGCCACTTTGCATTCCTTTCAAATTTAAGTTAGAATTAAGATTCCTAAATCACTCCGGAGAGTACAGCATGATCAGCATAATTGTAGACGGAATCGAGTACCGATTTTTTGACCACATTTACGCAGTCTCGCGCTGTGGGAAAGTTCTCAGAAATCATCTTCCCTATACACCCACCAAACACAATATGGGCTATCTGTGTTTGGGTCGCCAACGGCTTATGCACCGAGTTGTTGCGGCATGTTGGATGGAATCGTTTGACCCCAAAAAGCAAGTCCACCACATTAACGGAGACAAAACCGACAACCGAGTGGAAAACCTTGAGTGTCTTACTCGCCACGAACACTTGGCCGAACATGCCGACCAGTTGAGCGAAAACGGTAGATACATTCGCACTCCTGAAACGCGGGAAAAGATTCGTCAGGCTCGCCTCGGAAAAGTTACTTCCGAAGAAACCAGAGCAAAGCAAAGCGCCGCGTTGAAGGGCCGCAAACGGCCTTACTTCCCCAGAGCCGCACACAGCGCGGAGTCTAAGGCGAAGCGGAGCGAAGAACATCACCGAAACACGGCTTGCCGAGTTTTTGGGGTTGTATATCGCTCTTTCGTAGAAGCAAGTAAGGCTACCGGCATTCATAGGTTTACAGTTAGAAAAAGATGCCTTTCTGAGAACTTTCCCGACTTTGAAGTCTTAACTTCTTAGCGGAGTTTGTGTTGAGATTCCCATTTCCGAATCTGCCGTTGGCGCTCGGCTTCTATCCACTCCGATGTTGACATCTCCTTGATGGAGCGCGGATCGGTGGTGTCCAGAACCCTTGCGTTGCCGCCCCGAGGGGTGACAGGCGAAATCGGCGTTGGGGCGCTCGACGATTTTTTTACGGGAGGATTTTCGGCCAATTTGGCTTCGATTCTCCCAATCTCTTTTGCTTGCAAGAACGGCGACAATCTGGCAATACGGTCGGCCTCCTTCGGATTGGAACCAAGATAGTAAGCCATCTCGGGGCCAATGTCGGACGCTTGGATCGTTTCGGCCATCACTTGCGTAATCGGAAGACGAGGGTTGTACGCGACCTGTTCGAAGTCTTCGTACTTGTCTCGGGCCTTCTCTTCGCGCTCGTGGTAGCCTTCAAGAACTTCAGCTTGCTGGCGCTCTGCTTCCCGCCGCGCGACCAGTTCCTGAGCCTTCCGTTCAGCCAGCGCGTCTGCGTAGGCTTCCGGCGACTCAAACTGCTCTTGCGTTGGGGGCGTAGCGGGCAGCGCAGATGTTGCCATCTTCAGCTTCTGCTCTCGTTCCCATTTGCGTTGCTCTCTTGCAAGGCGCTTGCTGATCATCGCGTCGATTTCAGCCTGGGTGAATTTCTTCTCCTCAGCCTGTTGCTCGGCCGCTTGTTCAGCTACTTCCGGCGCGTTTTGTACCTGATCCGGGGTGGCCGTCACCTCGGGGGTTGACGCGGTTTCAACTTCCGCTAAGTTTTGAGTTTCTTCAGTCATTTCATGTTCCAGTGGAACCCCGGTCTACTGGGCCGGTACAGGGTTTAGCTTACGCCGGATTGTCTTAGTGTCAATATGATGTTTCATTTTTCTACAAAGCGCTCGGCATAGAATAACATTTCAAATTATCACATTCCAATTGTGAACCAGTAATAAGCGGGAGTGCCGCCGCTGGAATTTGTAATGGTCGCGGTTGGGCTTGAACCGCTTACGCCAAAAGTAATGCTACCGCCAATATTGTTCGTTCCCACGGTTGCCAGCAATACTGCATCACCGTTGTAATTGTTCGTATATAAAGCAACACCCTGCACAAAATGGCCGCTAGTGGTAGAGTGAACAGTCACCCAATAATTAGTAATGGCCTCATTCGTTCCGCCTGAACCTTGTCCTGGGAACCCCGACATGGTGATTGTGTATGTGCCAGTTGTACCCGCGCTGGTTCCGTTCGCGCCGCGATAACCCCAACGTTTTGCGCCTTGTTCAAAATCGCCAGAAGAAACCAAAGTGCCCGAAAAAGTGTTGGTGGCAGTCCCCGCCAAAACCGCAGTGAAGTTTCCAGCAGCCCTTGTGGTTTGACCGATGCTTACATCGTTGATTGCGCTTGTCCAAGTTGGAGCCGCTGCACCAGCCGATTGCAATAGTTGACCGGATGTTCCCGCTGCTGTTACAGCGTAAGCCGTTCCTGTGCCGTAAATCACACCACCGTTGGTTGGCGTAGCAGTGCTGTTTGTGCCACCATTTGCAATTGGCAACGTGCCTGAAACATGCGTTGTAAGACCAATTTTTCCCCAAGAAGGAGCAACCCCCACTCCACCCGAAATCAAAGCGCTGCCGGTGGCTACATCAGCCAATTTAGACAACGCCGTGGTGGTGCTGGCATATAGCAGATCACCAATTGCATAAGACGATTGTCCAGTGCCGCCGCTAGTCGCAGCCAACGGTGTTGTGGTGAGCGTCAGTGAGGCCGCGCTAACTGCACGACCTGCGGTTGAATCGGCGACGCTGACTTGCTTGGTTACGCCGCTTTGAACAATCGGCAATACCTCGGTTCCCGCAAGCGGGGTAGTCGCTGCGGTTAACGCGGATATTTTGGTGTCTGCCATTTGTTTTCCTTAAGTGAGAGGAATTTCTGTTACGACATAATTTGCCGCATTGCCTGTCGTGTTGGTAATTGCAATAGTCGGGTTTGCACCACTTGAGCCAAACGTAATGGTGCCGTTTACCGCTTGGCTACCCAAAGTACCCAATAACAACGCGTTTCCGTTGAAACGATTTGAATAAATTGCCACGCCCCGCAATTCCAAATCGGTGCCATACACGATCACATTCAAAAGCGTGACTCGCTGTTGCGCTCTTGCGGAACCATTACCCTGGTCAATCATTCCCGATGATACGGTGATAGTGAACGATGCTGCTGAACTACTACCAGATGCAATTTGGTTGCCTTGAATGTCACCACGCGTGTTCACAATTCCATCAACGCTGCTGAAAATATTGTTGATTAGGTTTGCGTCACCAATCATGGTGGCGGCTCGTCCTTGGAATGTGTTGTTGGCAATCAATACGGTGCGCGTCATTGCCCCGTAATAATTCACGTTATTTACAGGGGCCAAAATTGCGTTGTTGTAATCCGCAACCGTACCATCGGTCTTGATAAAAGTGTTTCCAACAATGCTTACATAAGTGGCACTTCCGGCATTCCCATTCCCAAAGTCAATGCAACTATGTTCCGCGTCTTGTTTAAAGTAATTACCCGTGATGGATACATTACTGACAACGGCCACCATTGGCCCACCACTTCCACCAGTAAACTGGTTTCCAGAAATCACGCCATTTGACGTTAAGATAACAGCGCTACCAGCCGTCCTACAAGCAAAAAGGTTGTTTGAAATAACACCGCTTGCAGCCACGATTGATTCGCCAAAAAACTCAACAAATCGGCTGTTTGTAACCGCAACGCGCCCACCGGCCACAATGCCTTTTTGACCAACCACAATTGCCGATGCCCAAAAATTCACAAAGTCGATTGTAAAATCGCTGGTGGCATCGGTGTACACGGTCACGCCAAACAAAAATTCGGATGTGCAACCTTTGATGTGCGAATCGCCACCATTGGTGGTTGACGAAATTCCGTACCATCCAGTTGTCAACCACAGGTCGCGGAAAGTCACACCGTTAATGTTTTCGCAATTAATTAACGTGATGTTTTGCGCGGTTACTGAATAGTTGCCCGGTCCGCTGAATCCCATGTTGTAGATATTGGTCGGCGGTCCACCAGTTCGGTACAACTCAAACAGTTTGTAATAACCAACCGATCCAACGTTGTTTGTATTGAAATACGTTGCATCTTCTTTCCACGTAATAAACGATTCATACGGACCTTCGCCATAAATCGTTTGCTCTTGGCCTTTCATAATCAAAAGACCTTGATACGCGCCTTTGGGAGTGCTGCTAACAGCATTCATTACGTAAGCGCCGGCTGGAAAATAGGTACTTTTTGCGTTTGCACCTGCATACCACAACGCCAAATTACAACCAATGTAATCCCAAGTGTCGTCATTCGCAAAAGGTTTTACTCGGGGTGGTTGAAAAGTGCCAGAAGGATTCGCATAAAACGGCGACCAAGATGGATCGTCTTTGAACGGTGTGTTGTTCCAAGTATTCCAAGACGCATTTGAAATATCATCGCCCGTATCGATAGGTGTTGATCCAGTACCATCACCCAAAGCGCCAAAATCTTTTACGGACAAAACGTCGCGCATCTTGCTCTGCGCGGATCGAGCGGTTGAAGTGGTGCCGGGTGGTTGATATCCAATCCAGTCCGACCCATCGTCGTCAGCAAGGTCTTGAACAGTACCATTTTGGCCCAGAAAGCCCGTAAAAGGTAAACCCGCAGCCGTGGTTGCACTGCTTATGCCACTGATGTTGTCGTATGTGGCAATCGTGACATCGTTGGCGTCTTTGAGGATGAACTTGTAGTTAATGCCGTCTGTCAACCAAATCTCACCGCCCGATGGCACGCGGCCAGCAGCATCCAATACAATGGGGTTCGTCCACGCCGTTGCGCCATTTGACGAAGTGTAGGTAGCCGCAGGCGTTGTAGTGCCAGCCGTGTAGGTGTAGAGTTTGCCGCCGGTCAGCGGGTTGCCGCTGTTATCGAAAAACTGGGCCGCAACGCCGCCCACGGGGGAAAGGTTGACAGCCATATCTAATCCTTATGCGCTCAATGCAGCAACTTTGTCTTGGAAGGCTTTAACGCGGGCTTCGTGTGCTGCGACCTGCGCGGCCAGACTGGCGCGCTGCTGTTCGGTTTCGGCTTGCGCCTTGGCTTGGGCGGCTTCGCGGGCTGCCAGCGACTTCTCGCGGGCGTTTAGCTCTGCGAGCTGCTTCTTGGCTTCTGCCACAGCAGCAGCGGCCTGTGCCGCGTCCTGCTTGGCCTTTGCCGCGTCTGCACTGGCGTCAGCCTTCAGCTCGTCTGCCGCCTTCTTCGCTTCCGCGCGGATGACCGCAGCGTTGTCCTTGGCAGATTCCAGCTCGGCCTTGGCCTTGGCGCGGTCAGCAACAGCGTTTTCAACCGCACCCAGCGCGCCCTGACGCTTTGACAGCTCGTCACGCACTTTTAGCAGTTGCACCAAATCCTTGGGCAATTGCTTGGTAATATACTCAACTGGATCGACAGAAGTGTTTTCGTTGAAGATGTCCATATCGACCTCAAGAGTAGTAAGTGACGTTCAGCTTGGCGCCGCCGGTCTGCTCGATGAACTGAATCTGGGAGAGATCGCCGTCATACTGCAAGGTAACACCGGAAGCCAGAGGCATACCTACACTTGATGTAGGCGCCACGCCATCGTCACGCCAGCGCACTGCCTGGGCTTCAGCCGTTATAATTGCGATACGGGGCGTGCCAGCCAGCCCGGCCAAGTCTTTTTGAGGCACCGTTAGTTTTGTGGCCGAGTTCAGGCTCGTAATCTGCTGATACCCCATTACAGAGGTAATTGCTTTGAGGTTGATTGCCATGTCAGAACCTTTCTGTGATAGATCGCAAACGAATTATTGTCTCACCCACGCCAATGGTCAAGGTGCCGACGTACATACCGTTTGGGCCGTATTGTACGCCCGCCCGCACATCAGCGGGGTACGGGTACAGCAAAATGTGATCCGTAGAGCCGCTAACAAGCGCTTCTTGACCCTGCAAATCACCTGTTGCATCAAAAACATGCTCCCGGTCGCCAAACCCCGCAATTTCCGAGCCGGGGCCGTAAACGTCCCCTGTAGCGTCAAATGCACGATACCGGTTAGCAGACCCAGAAAGCGATGCGCCCGCGCCGACAATGATGCCAGATGTTAAATGTGGGATAACCGCCGCTTGTCGGTCTGCGGAGCCAACAATTGCCGCGCCTGGGCCGGTAATTGCCCCCGACGTAGCAAAAGCACGAATGCGGTTAGATGCGCCGGAAACGGTTGATCCAGCCCCTGTTACCGCACCTGTGGATGTGTGCGGGACAATCAAAGCCTGATGGTCTGCCGCCCCAACAACCGTGCCGTTTTGCCCTGGCAGCGCTCCGCTAGTAGCAAATGTCCTAAACCTGTTGGCTGACCCTGCTACGGTTGCCGTTTGCCCCGGCAGTGCGCCCGTTGTGGTATGCAGCGACTGATGCGCCGCAGTGCCTGCAACGGCCGAACCGGATCCAGTTATGCCTCCTGTGGTGGCGTGCAGGTAAAAATGCGCCGCAGAGCCTGCTACCGTCGATCCGGGGCCGGTCAGGCTACCAGTAGTGGCGTGGGCTGCCGTAGCATTGGAAACCAGCGTGGAATCAAACCACGCCTTGATATCGACCGGAAACCAGTCGGCAACGACTAGTTCGGTGTCGAACCAGCCTTCTGCTGCCATTGCTTAACCTCTGTAGTTAAACAGACGGGCTTGAACGTAGTTGTTCGTACCGGAGAACGATGCGCCGCCGTTGAAGCTAACCGACAGATATGAGTTAGCAACTGTGGAGTTAAAACCGCCACCGATAGTTGTTATCTGACCCGTGCCTGATG